ACTTTATCGAAGAGGCAGCAAAATCTGTCGAAAGACCAAAATGTCCAGAAGGATCTTATTATGATCCTATTAAGAAAAAATGTGTTAAAATGACTACTAAATATGGTAGGGGATTTTATGGCGGAGGATACCACAGTCACAGTCACAAAAATGGAAACGGAAATGGGAACGGCAGTAACGGAACTTCTAACGGAAATGGGAACGGTGCGAATGGTGGCGGAAATGGTGGCAACGGTGGTGGCAACGGTGGCGGTGGTAACGGTGGTGGCGGGGGCGGTAATGGAGGATAAAACTAAGTAATTACCTAAATAATTGAGTTATGAAATTTTTACTACCACTTAAAGTCGAAATTCCCCAGACAATGGGAGAGTGGAAATCAGGTCTTATGTTTAGAGAAAGTCTAAATGAAGACAGTGGAATGTTGTTTATTTTTGATGAAGTGAACTACCATTCATTTCATATGAAGAATACAACTATCCCTCTTGATATTGCTTTTATCGACAAGTGGGGTATTATTGAAAGTATAAAAGAACTTAAACCACTTAGTGCCGAACACATTGGCCCAGACTCACCAATACTATTTGCATTGGAAGTAAATAAAGGTTGGTTTAAAGAACATGATGTAAAAGTTGGAGATAAAGTCCTTAGTGAAGATGTTTCTATCGAAGACGCAGATGGAAATATTTTTGCAGACGTAATTGATATTATAAAACCAGAACCACTCAGACCAACAAAAGGTTTTATTCAAATATCAGAAGCAACAAGATTACCAAATTACCAAAAAGTCGGAAACATAATATCCGCAGCTTTGGCATGGAGAGGAGGAAACTATATGATACAAATGTTTTTCCCTTCAGTCAAAAAACCATCACGCAGAGAAGTACAGGATCAAGTGAGAAAAGTGTATCCCGGTGCTAAACTCTGGAATTACCAAGTAGACGATTATGACCCCGGAGAACCACTCGTCCAAACAGGAGGAGACTAAGAAGATCGAGGAGTTAAAGAAGAAGGCAGATAATTTACAAAAAATACTAGATTTGACAAGAAAAACAATTGAACATGATACATCTATGTTAAATAAGAATACAGGACACAACCGTTTTGGTCGTTACGAAATGACGTAGGAGATTATTATGCAAACACAAGATCAAGTATATCTTGGTAACCCGCTTCTAAAAAAAGCGAATGTTGCTCAAGAATTTACGAAGGAACAAATTTTAGAATTTGTTGCTTGCAGAGAGGATCCTGTTTACTTTGCTAAGAATCATGTAAAGATTGTTTCTCTCGATGAGGGACTTGTACAATTTGAACCATACGATTTTCAAGAAAAGTTAATTAATAACTTTCATAATAACAGATTCAACATTTGTAAAATGCCTCGACAGACTGGTAAGTCTACTACGTCTGTTGCTTACCTATTGCATTATGCAGTTTTTAATGATAATGTAAACATTGGTATTCTTGCAAACAAAGCTGCAACTGCTAGAGACTTACTGGGTAGATTACAAACTGCCTATGAAAATTTACCTAAGTGGATGCAACAAGGTGTTTTGTCATGGAATAAAGGATCATTGGAGTTAGAAAATGGATCAAAGATACTGGCTGCTTCTACGTCTGCAAGTGCTGTCCGAGGCATGTCGTTCAATATCCTCTTCCTCGACGAATTCGCTTTCGTTCCAAACCATATTGCGGAGTCCTTCTTTGCATCTGTTTATCCTACTATTACTTCTGGTAAATCAACGAAAGTAATAATGGTTTCTACCCCTCATGGTATGAATCATTTTTACAGATACTGGCATGATGCGGAAAGAGGAAAAAATGAATATGTCCCAACTGATGTTCACTGGTCAGAGGTTCCCGGAAGAAACGAAGAGTGGAAACTTCAAACTATTGCTAACACATCAGAACAACAATTTAAAATTGAGTTTGAGTGTGAGTTCTTAGGATCTGTTGATACTTTGATAGCACCATCAAAACTTAGAGCTTTAACTTATGAGAATCCAATACAGAGAAATGCTGGATTGGATATACATGAAACAGCAATAAAAGATCATGAGTATGTAATTACAGTTGACGTTGCAAGAGGAGTTAGTGAGGATTACTCTGCCTTTGTTGTTTTTGATATTACCAGTTTTCCTCATAAGATAGTTGCTAAGTATCGAAACAATGAAATTAAACCAATGTTGTTTCCTAATGTCATATATGAAGTAGCAAAAAATTATAATGGTGCATTTATTCTTTGTGAAGTAAATGATGTAGGAGATCAAGTAGCAGCATTATTACATTATGATTTGGAATATGATAATGTTCTCATGTGTTCGATGAGAGGTCGTGCAGGTCAAGTTGTTGGTCAAGGATTCTCTGGTAAAAAGACTCAGATGGGAGTCAAAATGTCAAAAACTGTTAAAAAGGTAGGGTCACTTAATTTAAAGACATTAATAGAAGCAGATAAAGTATTATTCCAAGATTATGAAATTATCAGTGAATTAACCACGTTCATATCAAAAAGTAATTCATTTGAGGCAGAAGAAGGATGTAATGATGACCTTGCAATGTGCTTGGTAATATATGCATGGTTAGTATGTCAAGACTATTTCAAAGAGATGACTGACACTGATGTGCGTAAAAAATTATATGAAGATCAAAAGAATCAGATTGAACAGGATATGGCACCTTTTGGTTTTATAAATGATGGATTAGGAGATGATAGTTTTGTTGATGCAGAGGGTGATAGATGGAATCTTGACGAGTATGGAGATCGCTCATATATGTGGGAGTATATGTAAACATCGTAAACAATAAATAATTTCTAGATAAACTGAAGATACGGAGAAAAAAAGCATGGCGACTCCTCAATTGTCTCCCGGAGTACTGGTAAGGGAGGTTGACTTAACAGTAGGAAGAGCTGATAATGTACTTGATAACATTGGAGCAATCGCAGGCCCATTCAAATTAGGCCCAGTAAACGATCCAATTGATATCACTAATGAGCAGGAATTAATTAAAGTATTCGGCAAACCAATATCTACTGATGCTCAGTATGAATATTGGATGTCTGCTGCATCTTTCCTTTCATATGGTGGAGTCTTAAAAGTTGTTAGAGCAGGTGCTACCACTCTAGCAAACGCTAACGCTGCGTCAGATACATCTGCTGGTTTAGGATATACAACTGCATTAGCAGGAACTAGCGGAATTGAAAACTATAACGATTACATTACAGACCACTCAACAGCAACTAACTTTTTATATGCTGCTAAAAACCCCGGAACATGGGCAAATAGTTTAAAGGTTTGTTTTATTGATGACTTTGCAGATCAAACACTAACAATCAGCACAACAAACTTAGCAGGTGTCGGTGCTACAATCGGTATTGGTGTTACGATGGAATTAACTGCTGTCACAATACCTGAAACTGCTGGAACCGTATCATTCAATGGTTTTCTAAAAGGTATCGTTACTGGAGTTACGACAGATGCATCTAACAGCGACTCAAAAGTTGACGTTAAAGTTGTTGCAAGAGTATCCAGAGCCGGTGTTGCTTCTGCTATTAGTTACGAAGAAGGCACAGATTATGGTCAGTTTACAACATCTGCAATCACTTTTGGCGACTTTACTGCTGGAGCTGCTATAACAACTGGATCAGTTGTTACTCCAACCGCAGTTGAAGATTGGTACGATAATCAAACTCTTGGATTAACAAACTCAACAGTTTACTGGAAAGGAATCGCTGATAGACCAAGCACAGGTAAGTTTGTTTCAGATAGAAGTGGATCTAACGATGGTTTACACATAGCAATTGTTGACGACACAGGAACTATTTCTGGTATACAAGGAAATATTCTTGAATCACACTTACACTTATCTAAAGCAAAAGATTCTATATCTGCTGTTAATTCACCTCAAAGGAATTACTATAAAGAATATCTTGCAGATTTCTCAGAGTACATCTACGCTGGTGGAAACCCCGGTGAAACTGCTGATGGTTTCAAAGGAACAACTCCTGCAAGACCCGGATTCTCAACTGCTGGTAACTTCACTGAAGGTGATATTGCTGATGGTGTATGGGGTCTTGATGCACAAGGAGTCAACTTCAATGTTATCGGTAATGTAAATTACAGTCTAAACGGTGGTGTTGATTACTCTGCTGCTAACTCAATGAGTGCAACTTTGGGCAATCTAATTACTGCATATGGTAAGTTTGAAAATAGAAATGAAGTTGAACTTGATTATCTAATCATGGGCCCCGGTTGTTCAACACAGGCAGAATCACAAACAAAAGCAAATTACATAATCTCTCTTGCTGAACAAAGAAAGGATTGTGTTGCAGTTATTGGGCCACATAGATCAGATCTAATCGGTGTCACTAACACAACTACTCAAACTAATAACTTAGTTAAGTATTTTAGTCCAATCGCATCATCATCATTCGCAACCTTTGATAGCGGATACAAATACATGTTTGATAGATTCAACAATCAATTCCGTTATGTCCCAACTAACGCTGACATTGCTGGATTGATGACTCGTACAAACATTGTTGCTTTCCCTTGGTTCTCACCAGCAGGACAACAACGTGGTGTATTGAATAATGCAATCAAACTTGCATACAACCCAAATAAAGATCAAAGAGATAAACTTTATCCAAATAGAATCAACCCAGTTATCACACAACCCGGTATTGGAACACTTCTCTTTGGTGACAAGACTGCTCTTGGATTTGCATCAGCATTTGATAGAATTAACGTAAGACGTTTATTCCTCACTATTGAGCAATCTCTAGAGAGAGCAGCAGAAGCTCAACTCTTTGAACTTAACGATGAGTTAACCAGAGCGAACTTTAGAAACATTGTTGAACCATTCCTTCGTGATGTTCAGGCAAAAAGAGGACTTTACGGATTCCTCGTTGTTTGTGATAGCACAAATAACACTCCTGATGTTATCGACAATAATGAGTTCAGAGCAGACATCTTCCTGAAGCCTGCTAAGTCCATTAACTACGTAACTCTTACTTTCGTTGCTACACGAACAGGTGTATCATTCGAGGAAGTAGTCGGTAGAGTTTAACTTTAATATCTAAATAACAACAGGAGGATCTAAACAAAATGGCAACTTCAAGAGAAAATAAAACAATCTCTAACTTTAAATCGGCACTAATCGGTGGCGGTGCAAGACCTAATTTATTTGAAGTCGAACTAACCACACTACCAGCAGGTATTGAATGGCCAGCAGACAACTTTAGGTATATGTGTAAAGCATCTCAGTTGCCCGCATCAGTTATTGCAAATATAGACATACCATTTAGGGGTCGTATTTTTAAAGTTGCTGGAGACAGAACTATTGAACCATGGAGCATCACAGTCATAAATGATGAAGACTTCAGAATCAGAAATGCAATGGAACAATGGATGGAGTTAATTGCCAAGTTAGATACTAACTTAGGTGCAACTCTACCAGAATCATACATGACAAATGCCACAGTTTATCAGTTAGGTAGAGGATCTACTAAGAGTAGTACAACTAACGAGGGTGAAGTAAATGCTGTATTAAAACAGTATGAATTTATTGACATATTCCCAATAAACGTTAGTGCTATTGACTTATCTTACGATTCAAGCGATACTATAGAAGAGTTTACTGTAGACTTTGCAGTTCAGTCATACAACTTGACTGGGGCTGGCGGTTCTAATGGGTAACTAAATAGTAAAAAAATAATATAATTATGGCTAAGTTATTTGGGTTCTCAATCGAGGACACCGAACCACTATCCCCAACAACGGTCTCCCCTGTTCCTCAAAATGATGAGGATGGGGTTGATCATTATCAGGCTAGTGGTTTTTTTGGTCAGTATGTTGATATTGAAGGTATCTACAGAACTGAATTTGACTTAATTAAAAGATATCGTGAGATGGCATTACATCCAGAAGCGGATAGTGCTATTGA